CACAGCTGCGCTTCTGGTACTTCTCAAAGATACAGGACCAGCTGGCCCCGAATTGGCGTGACTACTGCTATATTGCAGGTGATGCTGTGTTCATGATCAAAGCAACGGATGACAACGTTAAGATGATGGAGACCATCCTTGACTCGTAAACATTGTTATGGCCCAGCCCCGGACATCCGGGGCACGGTCAACCCGTACTGGGTGGAGAGGCGCCTGCGCCGGGAAGCCAGCCGCAAGCGGCAAGCACCAAGCTGCAAGCAACAAGCACTTGACAGCCCAGTAGATCTATGGGATAAAGCCATATAATTAAGAAAGGATATATATGCAAAAATTATTAGGTATTGATACCAACTATAAAACTATAAAAAATAGAAAGGTGGGCGTACTCACCGGGATCCTGTACATGGCCCCTTACAATCTTAGCGGTAAGAACGTATGTCCGGCCGCAAGCACAGGATGCGCGGCTGCCTGCCTTAACACAGCAGGCCGCGGCGCCATGAATGTAGTACAGCGGGCCCGGCTGCAAAAGACAAACAGGTTTTGGGATGACAGGGGCCAGTTCCTGCAGGACCTGGCTATTGAGATAGGGAAGCTGCAACGACGCGCCAAGGCTAAGGGCCTGAAGGCTGCCGTTAGACTCAACGGGACCAGTGACCTGCCATATGAAAAATACAAGGTCCCAGGCACAGACAAGAATATTATGGAGCTGTTTCCTAACGTGCAATTTTACGATTACACAAAGCTAGATAACCGCTTCACCAAGGGCCGGCTGCCAGCTAACTATCACCTGACTTTTAGCAGGGCGGAAGACAATGACCACAAGCTGGACCGGGTCCTGCAGCACACCAGCGCCGCGGTTGTGTTCAGTGGGCACCTGCCGGCCACGTGGCGTGGCTACCCAGTGATTGACGGCGACGAGCATGACGCCCGCTTCACTGATGCAGGGGCCGGCGTGATCATAGGCTTACGTGCCAAAGGCAAGGCGCGACACGATGGGTCCGGCTTCGTAGTATGGAGTCACGGGACAGACAGCACGTGGAATTAGATATCCTTTCTAACAGGGACCGGCGCAACGCGTTCTTTTACGTGGTGGGCCGGTTCATGGAGGTGCACATTAACAAGTGCGCCAGGGCCCGAGCTACAAGCGCCAAGCGGCAAGCTGCAAGCAACAAGCCTCAAGCAACAAGCTCCAAGCATCAAGCGGCAAGCTACAAGCATCGGTGCCCATAGCCACAAGCTCCTGGATCGAGGAGCCTGCATAAAGTTTCGGGCAGCTCTGACCGTGCGTCTGGACTAAGATAAAGGTGTGCGTAGGATGGCGTATATGGAAGGCAATTTGATGTGGTGAGAAGCTAACTTTTTTACTCTTCGTTACTTTTAGTTCCATCGTAAAGAAACCGTAGTTTTTGTGGTATCCTACAAGGTCAGGAAAGCCAAAAGATGCCCAAGATTCAATGCGTGTCCAAATTATTTCAGGTGTATTTTTCTTAACTTTTTGCCAAAGTTTTGACTCGCTTTTCAAAGTAAATTACCTGATGGCTAAGACCACTAAAATAGCAGTCAACAGCACTATGATTACAAACAATTCTATACCTAAAATAGTGTGGTACCAGATCCATCTTGTCTTGTAGGCATTGTCAACAGTCAAGTCAGCAGGGTCTGGCTCTCCTGCTATGCCCTTGTCAGGTGCGCCCCACAATGTAGTAACAAACTTTTTAAGCATACACGATATCTATGTTAACCCCTGAAAACAATTTAAACCTTTCACATTGTTTTAAATAATCTTCTTCTCTACCTAAAACATAATAAGCTCTACCACCCAACCTTCTGCGCTGTAGTAATGGATACGGATATCTTGCATCAGGATTGTTTACGTAACAGTTAGCTTTTACATACTTTCTCAATAAATCTATGTTATTTTTCACACCGTTGTACTCATCATAGCCATACTCAGAATGATGTATGTCAAAATCATCAACACATACGACGCCTTTGTGTATATGAGACAACTCATCAGCCAATGGCCAGTAGTCGCCCCAATGTGCATCCAAAAAATAGAAAGGAAACTCAGCATTAATTTTATTTGCAACCAGCTCGTTGCTGGACATTCTCTCTACTGTCACGTTGCTGTATCGACCTAGTCTCTTCTTTGCAATCTCATAAAGTTGACCATCAACTTCACATGTCACTATGTCTATTTTCGGAAAACACTTTGCTAAAAACTCTGTGGTGTCTCCTGTATTTGTACCTGTCTCAACAATACAATCACAGCCATACATCTTAATTAAATAACAAACCTCCAAAGCCATGTGTATATCAAAACCAAAAGGACCACCATCATCACTAAGACCGTAGCCATGTCTTTCCGTGGTATAAAAATTATTAAATAACTCTTGGTTTATCATTCTACCAATATCATTAATCTATGCTTTTCGTTTGCACCTATTATTTTATTGTCAACTAGCCTGATCTCTTTGATATTAAACTCACGTTGATCAGGTGGTCTGCCTGCAGGTATAATCATTTGTACCCTTGCGTGTTTGCCCTCTTCACTCTCGTTAAACTTCTCCAATACTTGGATTAGCTTCTTTGTGTCATACCAATGTCTACTGATCATACTAATGGTGGCCCCGCAAACCACACAACAACAGAATATCTAGTTCCTTTTGTTACAGGTTTAACTCTATGCTCCTGATCTGCTGCAAAAAAATACACATCGCCTGCTTGAGGTTTTATTGTCTGTACGTGCACATTATCATTAGTGTCTTTTCCTTTGTCTTTACCATCATTTGTATTAAACCTGGTTTGGAATTCTCCTCCCTCAAAATCATCATTTAACACCACAGAACAACTTATTTTTCTAACTGTGCCAACCAAATGACCTTCCATTGTTTCGTGTAAATTTTTTGGTTCTTCAACTGTAAAATTTCTAGCACTATAATGACATGTGTCCCCGTCAGTGTGCCAATCATAGTGCCCATCTTTTTTATATTGTGTAAATTGCATAGCTTCATAACCTGTAATTTTATAGCGTAAGCCCATGTGATAATTAGCAGCAGTCATGTAAGACCAAAGCGTTTGACTTAATTTAGGATCATCAAAAAAGCGAATTTGTGAGTCTCTAGTTCTTACATCTGTAGTTGTCTCACCATCCATGACATGTCCTGCCTTTATAAAATCACCACTAAGCGCTGAGTCCATTATTATTTTTATGTACTCCTCGTTTATAGCCCGCCTCATAATAAAAACAGGAGCTCCAGTTTCTTGGTCTCTAAAAATCATCTTTTCTTCCCTTGTCCTTTATACTTTTTAAAATTGCGTCTCTTCTGTTTATTCTTCGGTCGTGACCTGACGCTTTGTCCAATCGAAGTCCTTTTTGCAGGACCAGCTATGTGCTCTACAAATAGTTTACTCTTCCGTGCCAACTGTATATTCTCCTTCTATTAATACTTTGTTGTCTTCGTAAATCTTTTTCATTTTACTTTCTAATTCTTCAATAGATAAATCTTCTATCTTACCTGTAAGGCTTATTTTCTGTTCAATGTATAATCCTGCTGCTTTTCCTCTTGCCACTTCCGCGTTTGCAGCTGCCGAGAAAGCTCCCTTAGATAGAGCTGCTTCGCGTATACGACCGAGTTCTGTGATGTGTTTCTCAAAAGTAACTTCATATTTCTTTTGGACTTCTGTTCTGAGTTCTCCGATATATTTAGCAACGAGAGGAAACTTGTTTGGATTACGAAGCTCAGATGCGCGCACGTGAGCGCTGCCCTCTGCATAACCTGCTTCAATAGCACATTCAGTCGGTGTCTTACGTCCTTCATTGTAAACCAATAACTCCGCAAATTTCTTTTGTTGTTCTGATAATTGTTTGGGTAAACCCATAGCGTAAGTATAAGTTAATTTACTTTTTATTACAAGACCATACTGGCTCTAGTTTTTTGCCCATAAAATACAAGTTATTTACATCAAACTCTGTTGCATCTTCGTAGCCACACAGTTTTAATATCTCTGTTGATGACAAATTTTTTATATCTTCATACACCAGGGACACTGCACCATGGCTTATAAGTCTTGCTTTTTCTGGTTCCCAAGATTGTTGACGCAGTTTCATCATAGCTTTTTCGTGACTCTTAAAAATAGCATGGTCGAACGTTTGGTTTACAGGGGCCTTGCCATGCACATGTTTGTTTTGGAAAGACATGTAAGAAGAATAAACCCATGCATGTAGGTCTCTACGATCTAGCACTATGTATTTATCTGCGCCAAACAAAGGTTTGTTTGCATACAGGTATTGATATTTAAATAAAAAGTTTTTTGTTGGTGGGTTTTTTATAACTTTCATACCGTTGTCGTGGTCTATAATTTCATATTCTATTGAATAGTCATTTAATCCTGTAAGTTGGAAGTGTTTATCTATGATATGTTGTAGCCAAGTGCTACCACATCTTGACGGATTTACTATGCATGTAATCATTTTTTGTACACCGTATCTCCTACACACAAAACGTCCATTTCTGTAGTTTTAAATAACTGTATAGCTTGTTCAATAGTAGAACAAAGAGGCTTACCTTTTACATTTAACGATGTGTTTAGTAATACAGGTAGTCCTGTTTCTAATTCAAAATAAGTTAATAACCATTGAAGAGGTGTGTCATTGTCTGGCACAGTTTGATGTCTGCAGGTGCCATCAACGTGAGTGACGCCAGGTATACCAGAGTACAGTACATTAGAATTAAACAGCATGTGTCTGCTCTCAGGTAAATCAAAAAACTGTGATGCTTTGCTTTCCAATACACTGGCACCAAAAGGACGCCACCATTCTCTTTGTTTTATTTTGTTAACCTTGTCTTTGGCATCTTTCCTACTTGGATCATATAAAATACTACGATTTCCTAGAGCACGTGGACCTACCTCTCCATTGCCTTGATACCAACCAACAACTTTACCTTCAGCTAATAATTGTGAAATTTCTACAAGAGTGTATACACCTGGCTCGTCAACGGGGGACTCGTCGTCTTGCACCCAGTCTGCATATCTTTCTATGTTATGTTTATCTAATAAATAATTTAATGCACCTATACT